CTAACGCTCAGGTGAGTATTAACATAACTGGTCTTAACGATTCTGTCGTTATTGACGGTAGCACAGGAGACATAGAGGATGAAACGTAAACGCGTATGGCGTCCCCTCAACACGTACGGTCTGTACTTTGTTGCTGTGGTCGTCTTCGTAGTACTGGCATACACCTTAGTAGAACTATGACCCACGGAGGTCTCACATGGCCTCATTAGACCTACGGTTACTACCGTGGCAACAAGAAGTACTCAACGACCCCTCACGCTTTAAGGTCATCGCGGCTGGTCGTCGATGTGGTAAGACCTACTTCGCCGCCATCACGCTGATCCTAGCGGCTATGGATGGCAACCCCGGCGGTGTCATGTACATCGGCCCCACGCAGGGACTCGCAAGGGACCTCATGTGGGATCTGCTTAAGGAGCTGGCTGGAGATATTATTGAATCCTCGAACATCAACAACCTAGAGATAGTGCTCAGTGGTGGTAATAAGATAGCCCTCAAAGGCTCGGATCGACCCGACACGCTCCGTGGTTACTCACTGAAGCACCTCGTTTGTGATGAGTTCGCCTTCTTCAAGGAAGGTGTATTCGATACTATTCTCCGGCCAGCCCTTGCGGATCGTAAGGGTACAGCTATGTTCATCTCTACACCCGAAGGACGCAACAGCTTCTACGACGTGTACATGAACGGTGAGCTAGGCAAGAAGGATTGGAGGTCATGGCACCTCACCACCCACGATAACCCCATGATCGACCCCGACGAGATAGCCGCCGCTAAGGAAACGATGGCAGGCTGGCAGTACCGTCAGGAGTTCGAGGCCTAGTTCGATGCTAAGGGATCTGAGTTCTTCGACGCTGAGGCGTTCGATTACTACGAGACCCTCACGGAGGGCACCCTCGGATCTTACTACATCGCCATTGACTTAGCGGGCTTTGAGTCCGACCGTGGCAACAAGACCAAGCGCAGGGACAACTCAGCCATGGCTATTGTCATGGTCGATGACTTCGGTACGTGGCACGTCGAGGACATACAGTACGGCCGCTGGACTCTCGATGAGACATGCCAGAAGGTATTCGATGCTGTCAAGAAGTACAAGCCCATAAGCGTAGGCATCGAGAAGGGCATAGGCCAACAGGCCGTTATGGGTCCTCTGAACGACATCATGCGACGTACGCACCGCGTGTTCCGCATTGAGCTACTGACGCACGGCAACCAACGCAAGGAGGACCGCATACTGTGGGCACTCCAAGGACGCTTCGAGCACGGTAAGATCAAGCTCAAGAAGGGCGATTGGAATCCAGCCTTCGTAGATGAAGCCTCGGCGTTCCCCTCTAAGCTCGTACACGATGACTTACTAGATGCGCTGTCGTACATTGACCAACTCGCAGTGGTGCCCTACGCCACAGACCTAGACATAGAAGACGACTACGTCCCGATGGACGCAATAGCAGGATACTAATATGAGTGAAGAGATCTTTCAGGACGAGTTCGATGGGGCGGTCGCATCCGATGGTGCTCTTGCCGATTGGATCATGGGTAAGTGCCAATCATGGCGTGACCACTACTCCAGCAACTACGAGGAGAAGCACAAGGAATACATGCGGCTCTTCCGTAACCAGTGGGCTAAAGAGGACTCCGACCGCGACAGCGAGCGTTCTAAGCTAATAGCTCCCGCCCTAGCGCAGGCAGTTGAGTCCAACGTCGCTGAGGTCGAGGAGGCCACATTCGGTCGGGGTAAGATCTTTGACGTGTACGATGACATCGAGGACGAGCAAACGGCTGACATGGTGTTCCTCCGTAAGAAGCTACACGAAGAGTTCCACCACGCCCGCATCCGTAGTGCTGTAGGTGAGGTACTTGTGAATGCCGCCGTCTACGGCACAGGCATCGCAGAGATCACGCTAGAAGAGCGTAAGGTCTACACCCCCGGCACACGTCCCATGATGGACGGAGCTATGGAGGAGATCGGCGTACGTGAGACGTACAAGCCTATCGTTAAGCTCAATCCAGTACAGCCACAGAACTTCCTGATTGACCCCACCGCTAACTCTGTCGATGACGCCCTCGGGTGTGCGATCGATGAGTACGTGAGTCGACATATCGTGGAGGAGCTACAGGAGCAAGGCGTCTACAGGGACGATGAGTTCATAGGCGAGTCAGCCGCAGACGATGAGATCGAGTTCGATGGTTCAATCGACAGTCGACCTAAAGATCGTATCCGTCTGACTAAGTACTATGGCAAGGTCCCTAGAGACTACCTCATCGCTGAAGGTGTAGACGATGACGACATCGATCAGGACGGCCACTACGTCGAGGCTATCGTCGTGTTGGGCAACGAGAGTACAGTACTCAAGGCTATCCCGAATCCTTACATGTGCCAAGACAGACCGATCGTAGCGTTCCAGTGGGACGTCGTACCTTCAATCTTCTGGGGACGTGGAGTATGCGAGAAAGGATACCACAGCCAGAAGGCGCTAGACGCAGAGCTACGGGCACGTATCGACGCCCTCGCCCTTACTACGCACCCAATGATGGCTGTAGATGCTACACGTATCCCACGTGGGCACAAGCTAGAGGTACGCCCCGGCCGTATGCTCCTCACGAACGGAGCACCTTCTGAGGCTATCATGCCGTTTAACTTCGGCCAGCTCAACGCAGTCACGTTCCAGCAGGGCCAGCAACTCCAGCAGATGGTGTCGCAAGCCACGGGCGCTGGCGATAGTCAACCAGTAGCACAGAACGACGTCACAGCCGCAGGCCAATCGATGGCTCAGGGTGGGGTGATGAAGCGACAGAAGCGTACGCTAGTGAACTTCCAAGAGAACTTCCTGCTTCCCTTCGTCAGCAAGGCGGCGTTCCGCTACATGCAGTTCAACCCCGAGGAGTTCCCGATCGGTGACTACAACTTCATCCCGTTCTCTAGCCTAGGCGCTATGGCACGTGAGTACGAGGTTGCACAACTGAGTCAGATCCTACAGGTCATACCACCGGACTCGCCAGCACACGGCGCTGTACTCAAGGGTATCATCGATCATCTGAACGTCAGCAACCGTGAGGAACTACTGGCCGCTATCGAGGCAGGCAACCAGCCTGACCCAGCCGCACAGCAGGCCCAGCAACAGCAACAGCAGATGCAGATGGCCATCACGCAGGGGCAGGTCAGTCTACTCAACGCTCAGGCGTCTGAGTCGCAGGCACGTGGACAGAAGTACAACGTCGAGGCACAGGTACTACCGCAGGAGATGTCGCTTAAGTACGCGGACACTGACGGCGATGGTAAGGCCGACGACAAGGACTTCGAGAAGCGTATGCGTATGGCAGAGCTAATGCTGAAGGAGCGTCAGATCGAGGGCAAGGAGAGTGTTGACCTAGAGAGCGCGAAGGGCAGGGCTGAGGCAGAACTGATTAAGCAACTAACAGCTAACGCTGAGCCACAAGCAGAGGCCCGCCGTAAGGTAGAGGAGGGACTCATCAACGAACTGACGTAAGGAAACCACATGGCTGATCTATTAACCCTAAAGCTCCTGCGGGACCTCCAAGAGAAGGTCCTTACGGTAGCTAAAGACGCTGGACCTGATGGACCTACGGGACCTACCGGACCTACGGGCGCACAGGGACCCCAAGGAAACGAAGGACGTCCCGGCCCCACAGGAGAGCGAGGCCCCGAAGGCCCAGCAGGAGCAGACGGATCAGTCGGTGAGGACGGTGAGGATGGCAGGGGCGTTGAGAGCGTCTCACAGGCCGCTGACGGCGATCTAATCTTCACCCTAACCGATGGTACCGAGGAGATCATAGAGTTGCCCCTAGGGCTTCTCAGGGACTCTCAGAAGGAGCATATCCTCTACAAGCAAGGTGGCTCAGGAGACGGCAGTGGAAGCATAGGCCCTGTCACTACTAGCATGGTGGCGACCGAACCAGACGTAATGTTCAGGGACGCCAAGGGCCGCTTCAAGTCTGTTGATGTTCCTGACCTCAAGAACCAGCTAGAGGTAAACCGCTGGGTCCTAGAGCAGATCGAGGCTTCTGGCCTACCTGTTCACATACAGCCTGATGGTCCAGACAGAAAGCTAGATGGTGATCTTTGGTTTAACAATGATGAAGATGTCATGCAGTTGTTTGTATGGCATGAAGACTCAGACGCATGGATACCTGTCGCTCCCCCTACAACCCTAGAGGGTAGGGTGACTACTGGCGAAGCAACACAGCAGGCTATCATCGATCAGATACAAGAGAGCCTCGACGACCAAGCAAAGATTGTTGCCAAGATAGAAGAGCTTTCCGTCACTAAGGGCGCAGTGTCCCGATACACGGTCAAGGGTACAGAGATCAATGTAGCCACTAGGAATGGTGAGCTATATGTCAACAGCCCTAATGCGGTAGACGTTACCTACGTCAGCTTTGCACCATTTGACTCAAACGGTCAGGCCACTAAGCCTGCAAACCCTGATGACATAGTTGAGTTTGTCGAAGCAGTTGGCTCTAGGGATGCTGGTGAGATTACCCGATACAAGGTAGTCAGCGGAGACTATAACGCGCTGGTAGTTGAGTACCTGTCAGGCACCAACAACTTTGAGGTGGATGAGGCTGAAGAAGTTTATGTCTACCCACAGAATCAGGCAGGCGTCAGCCAAGAGTATGTAGACCAAGGGCTTTTATCCAAGCTAGATAACTCAGG